TCTTCGGTAACTACAACGCCAGGTGAAAGCTGAAATGCCATCTTCTTCTCCTTGATAATTTTATAGATATCTCTCTATAATTTGATTTCTATTTATTTATAATTACCAACAATTAGACTTTTTCCAACCAATTTAGCACAACTTTATTCATATCTTTACCATTACTATTCGAAAACCAAAGATCTCCATTCACATCTTCTTCCGGCACCGATCGTTCAGTAGGGCCCTCATCTATAAATCCAAACGGAGTAAGGTTTTCTTCAATTTGTTTGAATTGCTCTTCGTACAATACTTTTCGCAGATTTGTATCTGTTAAATCTTTAAAGAAAGATTCATTTGACGCCCAAGCAAAAAGTACCAACGTCATTACAAGATCATCATGATAACCTTCATCCGCTTTGTAAAATCCACGTATTTCAATAAAGGTTGAAATTTCTCCAATAATATCTGTATCATGTATCAAAAGTTTGTTACTTTCAACCATACTTTTGAAAGCGGTGCAGCCTAGTCTTTTTACTAATTTTGTAGTTCGTACTCCAAGTGTAGCTCCAGAACTAAATCCACCGGATAAATATTGTCCAGATTTAGAATTACTTCCTACAAAGAATACGTTTTCATATTCAAGATCAGTATACAGTGAGTCGGCGACTTGTTGCCCGTTATCGTTTATCTCAATTAAACAATATGCCTTATGGTAATCTTTAGCAACCTTATGTATAATGTTAGGATATAATAGCGGACTAATCTTATTGCTTCTATATTTTGCCACCACTGTATAGGGGTATGCTGTTATATCCATAACCGTAAAGGCGCAATGGTCTCCTCCGACGCCTCTAGAAGTATCCGCCACAAGCATATAGACGTGATCTTCTTCCGGCTCTACAATTATATCTAAACCATCTTTACTATATACGTACGGCTTAGATGACATCCTGCCTATTGTATCCGGATTAACTAATGTGTTCGATGAACCTAAGAAATTACATAATACTTCTTGGTTAAACTTAAGCTCACCTAGAATAGCCCTTTGTTCATCTGCCCATTTTTTATCTCTACCAGGAATTTCGCTATAGTGAATAAACATTGGAACAAATCCATTGAGGCCTTGTTCTGCTTCATTCCAAAATTTCCAAAAATGGTTATAACCTAATGGAGTGGAAGTTAGAAGAATTTTTGTTGTTTCACCTGCAGATACAACTGGATATACAGAAGTGAAAAAATCCTCAGCTACATTATTGGGAATAATTGCCGCTTCATCAATATATAACCAATTAACAGATTTTCCTCGAATACCCGAAGAACTTGTAGCAGCGGTAAAAATTCTAGATCCATTTTCTAATTCAATATCGCCTTTGTTGAATGTCTTAACACCTTGTTGCATCCAGATAGGTAAACATTCATACATCAATTCATACCGATATAATACTTCTCTTGCTGCGCTAGATTTATTTGCTAGAATAGCAACCGTTTTATTAGACTGAAATAAAGTATACCATAGAATACATGCAGCAGAAGTAATTGTTTTACCCTGTTGTCTACCTTCCATTAATATAACTTTGCGATTATTAAGAATAAGATCAACTTTTCTTTTTTGGCATTCATACAAAGTAAAGGGAATTAATCCTTTATCTAAAGAAACAATTTTGCAATATGTTTCAATAAAATATATAGGATTTTGAATGCACTTCATTAATTCCGATACTTGTTCGGAAGTGTATGATATGGTGGTACCAACTTGTTTTAAATTTGGATTACCATTATAAGAAATTTTCTTACTGGTCGATGCTGATACTATCATTTTTATTGCCCAATAATTTCATAAGTTCAGCAGTTGAACCTGCAAATACTACATTATTCTGAGTACCGATGTGCCCATGTCCTGCTGGTTTATCTTTGTCTAATTCTTTAACTTGTTTTTGCAATGCAAGCAAATCCTTAGATACATCGGATAATGTTTTAATAAATTGCCCGGCAACTTCATAATGTCTAGGAGTTTCAGAATTTTTAGAAAGTTCTATAAGATTTTCTAAAGTGTCTCCGCCCTGTATAATAAGAGTACGAAGAGTATTTCTTGCTAATTGATAATCTTCTTCTTGATCTGTTTCCTTATTAGAATTTAAATTTGACGCAACAGGTGCCGTAGTAAGAGCATTGGTCTGTTCCATAACTGGATCTATATCAAACAAATCGTGCAAATTCTCTAAATTTTTCATTTAAAAATCTTCAAAACTTTCTACATAACCATAAGTGTCATTTACATTTGCAGTGGGGGAATCTGGTTCTACTGTAATCTTTTGTTGTTGGTTCGTCAAATCTGGAGAATTAAAGGTATTGGCAATAACCTTTTTAATTACCCCTTGTTTATTAATAGGACCATAAAAATTAAGTTTAACCGTGAACCCAAGTGTCCACATCACAGATCGTCTGGTTACAAAATCACCTTCGTAATCATCTTCAAATCCAATTGTATTTAATAAGATAGGAAGGTCATTTTGTATATTTAATTCTGGGATTGCCTTTAAAGTTAAATTGTAGTCCGGATTAAAGTAAGGCAATATTTGTTCAATTATTTGCAAACCATCATCTTGATTCCTTGCATAGATATAAAGCAGCATAGATAGATTATACGGAGTAGGAGCATATTGTGTACTTGCTGTAGTACTTGAATCTAATGCTCTTGTCTGTTGTATCGGGCTAACTTTTCGGTTAGGATCATAATCTAAAGATACTAACTCAAACCCCATTCTAGGCAAAATAACCTGAAATTGATTTGTTTCAATAGTTGGTTGTTGATTTATTCTAGCTAAAAATTTCTGTTTAGGAGAATACGATAACGGTACCCGTTGTACATTTATAGTATTACCGTTACCATCTTTTCGTTCAATGGTTATACTATTGAACATATTACCAAAAGCAACAATAGCTTTTCTAACTGTTCCCCAATAAAATCTTTGATCTAACATTTAAGGATCTCCAAACGGATTTCGTTCAGAAAAATCCAAAACTGCATTTTTTTCTGCTCGTATTTTTTCATTATCTGCACCAACCGTTGGCTTATTCGAAGTATAATCCTCTAATACCATTGGAGTTAATTCAGAAGTTTCTAATAATATACTATCTCCGCTTTCGGAAATTATTTCAAAGTTATCTATACCCAAATCATAACCAGATGCCAATTGATCTATTTCAGCAACACCGGTGTTAAATCTTTCATTAGAATATTGCATCAATTCCCCATATAGGGTGTAAACATATAATTTGCCTACCTGATAAAATGGTACGGCATGTTCGACTTTTCGTATCTCAAAAAAACCTTTTGTCAACGGAAAATAAATTACGTCACCTTCTGCCGGTCTAGTTAATATAGAATTACCTGTGCTACCAATTACATCTGACCAACGTTTTCTTGCGACAACAAATGTAGCCGAATCTCTAATCTCAACACCAAATTTCGTTAATAATTCGCTATCACCTTCGAACCCATTATTAGATTGTAAATACATCTCAATTGGGTAAGCGTGATCAAAAGTATTAGTTGGGTCTTCAGTTAGAACATTATCATAGTTACTAGGAGTACGTGGTATATAATAGACTTCGAATCCATAAATTTTCATCGATTCAATAATTAAATCTTCATAGATATTCTGCTCAGAGGCACGACCTATGTTCTTACCAGATTGAAAATAATGGTTAACTGTTGCCATTTTTAGTATTGACTTTCTATTGACAAGGTGTTATCATCTCTATGTACCCTATTAATAAACACTACATTATTATATTCCATTATTAATTAGCCTGTAAAAAAGTCTACAGGTAGCTGAAAACTGGATTGTATATCATCTTCAATTTGTTTGATCTCTACCATAGCTTCATTATAAATCGTTTCACCGTTAAGCGTTACTCCGCCAGGTAATTGCATACCGGAAAACTTCTTAAGATTATCTCCCCATTGCCGTTTAATCAAAGCAGTAGTATACATTTTAAGGAATCTATCATCATACACATCCCGATATGTTTCCGGATCTAATATTCGGTAACAATCAACTAACAGATATTCGCCTACGGCGACATCAGCACTCCAATCCATATCAATAAAAAGTCTATTCATATGACGATTAAATCTGATTGGCTTTTGCCCTACAAGTAATTGGTTAATTAATTCAATTTCTCTTTTCACAGTGTAATAGTAAATCAAATCCGTAGACATTAAACTATACAAATCGTTAATCATAATTTGATATTTTAAGCTAAAAAGATTCAATCCATCTGATTTATTTGTAAATGGAAAAATTTCCTGCACGCCCACAACCGTATCGGGTACAGTAATATATTGATTAGTTTTATCTTCTTGCGTAATTTGATGTTTTAAATATACCCGTTCTATAGCATCATAATGATATTCACGATAAAATTGGAAGGCATCGTCAATTCTATCTTCCACTTGATCGTCATCTACGTTTATTTCAAGAACAGGTGATCCTAACCTACGTAGGCAATAGTCTCGTAGACCTTCTCTGGATGTTACTTTAGCCATGTGTTACTCCCGGATTAACCGTGACAATTCCTTCTATTATTCTTAATACAATATTACCTGAAGTAGCAAGTACATCATACAAATATCTGCCTGATTTTAAATTTGCAGTAGCAGATGCAACTAAAGATACTTGAACATTGCCGTTTGCAGCATCAATAATAGCTGAGGTAAAAACTATAGAATTTGCAGCAGGATACGATCTTCGCATTTCGCTAGAAATAGTATATCCGGATAACGAGATAGGATTTTTACTATTATCTAAATATTCTATATATTCAGTAAATGTAGCGCCCTGATCAATAATTAAATTTTTTGTTGTTGCCATTTTAGTTTACAGTTGGTGCGTATTCGAAACCGTTTTTTATCATTTCTTTTCCAATAATATCTAATAGAACGTCATCAATTTGCTGATATTTGCCTTGTAATGTTATTAACAATTTATCAGTAAGGCGTTCTATAGAACCTCGCATTTCGTAAACTTCTACCGTAACTTTAGTCACATCTTCGAAATAATTTACTGCAACATTAGTTATATTTAAACTCATAGTATTGCTCCTTATCTAAATCTACCATAATAGACTCTATACGCAAGATTTACAATTGCATCACCTTCTACGGTGTTATAACCTTGTCTATCGAAATTATTTTTGCATACAATTTTTAACACGCCCGATTCAACAACTGTTGTTATTATACTAGATCCTAATAATAATCCTGTACTAGGTTGTCGTATTACACGCACAATTGTTGAACCTGTTCCGCTAACTACATATGATCCTGAATCGGAGATTCCGCCGTTAATAGTATAAAATGGCATTAAGAAATAATTTTGATCGGTGATTGTAGAATTATTTATCAATACAAATTCATCAGTTCTATTGACATATGTTGCATTAGGATCAGCGCCCAATACCGTAGGTATAGATAATACGCCTGGGATGTTGTATATTATATGCGGCATTCTTCTATCTAAAGAAAACTTAAGATCGCCGGCACTATTAGTTATACTAAAATTATCTTTTTCTAAAGTAATACCCATTACTGCACTCCAAGGTAAAGTAGATTCGAATTAATATTAAGTGCAGAATTAAAAAAATAATTTTTAATATTATATTTGTATGTTAATGCAGCCCCTTGACCAACCAAAGTTTCTCCTAGTGGCCAAATTATATTCGTATTTGTTAATGTAATTGCCCCTGACCGTTCATCATACAACCCGCCTTCTAATGAATTTTCCGCACTAGCTTCTGTTATTGTTCTACCTTGGGAATATCCTATAGTTATATAATGTATAGTTGCATTATAAGTATCATACCCATATTGACTTCGTATATCCGAATATTTGTTAAGATATGCAATTGGATCAAATGTTATTGTGCGGTCTTCACGTTCATTTGCGTAATGTATTTGCCCTGCAACAGGATCTGCTCCTAATGATAATATTAAATCCGAATAGCTTGCTATATACCTTAATGCATCTGCAGTTGAGATATAAAAAAGATTAATTGGTAATGACCCTGCAGTGTCTCCGGGCAATCCAGGTATAACATTTAAATAACTATTGGGGTTTGCAATAGATGACGTAGATATTATTTCCTCATTCCCATTTAAATTCTGTAGGAATATATTTAAATCTGTTGGGAATATTATATAAGTTCCGTCGGATTGTAATTCTGATCTATATAGTGAATTTTTACTTATTTCTATACCATATCCTAAAGTCGTAGGTTGCTCCACATAATCATATTTTCCTGCAACTTCCTGCCAATTGTAATGTATATACTGATCTAATTTTGTGATAAATCCCGAAAAAGTGTAACCGCCAATGAAGAAATCAAAAAATCCAGTTCTAACAGGGGGCTTATCTATAAGTAAAAGATTAACAAATGAGTTAACATCTAAAACACCATTTACGGAATAATTTTCTATAAACGGACCCTTTGTTGGAATATCTTGTCCTAAATTTTCTCGAGTTTGTATATCTGAATATGTTGTCAATGAAATACCTGTTGCAGTTTCTCTATAAACTCGCAAATCGGCAGATAGTAATGTTTTTGTAAAAGAGTAACTTGCAGAATTATTAAATTGATCTATATTTTTATATAGATAACTTCTTTCTGTACTAAATACATTTCCAAGTGTTACTAAATTTTGTGATGCGTTTAACAGGTATACGTTAGACATATTATATTGTTGGTACGTTAGCAATATTGTTAAACGCTAATATTGTATATCTTTTAGTTACATACGATAAAGGCTCTAATCTAACAAAATAATTTTCTTTAATATAAAATTTTGTACTATCCATCATTAATGTCGCCAATCTAAAAGAATTATTATTCAAATTTTGAACAAAAGTATTTGCGCCTATAATTTCATTTGTATCCGAATCTAATAATATTGCACATGGAACAAATCCAAAATTGTGATTTGCTATTGTGTAGATATTGGTTCCATGATTTGGGAAATTAGGTGCGCTCTTGCCTTTTTTATTATTCTCATCGGTATTTACTTCAATGTTTGAATACGATTGCACAAAATTAGTTTTCCATAAAATATTAAAATACTCAAAACGAGTATCAAAATATATACGATCTAAACTATTCAACGGATTATTCAATGGAGTATTACTACCCGTTTGCCCCGTAGGATTATTAAAGATAGAAACTACCTTTTTGCCTGAAACTGTGCCTGCCCAAAAAACATTAGTCGACATTTTTTAATATTTTATTTCTATAAATTACAGCAATTTTTTGTTTATAACTTAGCGTCAAATCTTGTATAGTAGAAAATCTTCCGGCTAAATGATGCAAAATTTTTCCCTCACCTAAATATATTGCCCCATGATTTGGCATAGAGCTTCCTATCCTCATAATTAATACGTCATGCTTTTGTATATCGGATACTTCTTCGAATGAATAATCCTTTGCATTATCTACATATAAGTTCTCACCTTGAGTCCACCATTCCCAATTTCTTTGTATATTTGTTGGCAAGTAAATATTAAAATTTCTTTTATAATAATCTCTTATCAATGTGTAGCAATCAAATAAACCATGTAAGAATGGTCTATTTTCAAAATTAGCATTCTCAAAATACCGATTAGGTATAAAAATTTCTGAAATATTTTTAGAAGAACCTATTGTAACAATTGGTATTTTTATAAAATTCAATAACTCTCGTTCTTCGAAGGTTAATTTATCTACTTCTGCATTTACTTTTTTTAATAATAATACTACTGATTTATTTGCAGTATCTGTTAAAATTAATTTACCTTCTTGTTGACTAAGAAATAATTTATTTTCTTTTTCTAAAATCTTAAAAAATTCATCAGGAACATTATGACCTAGCATATTAAATTTCTATTCGAATAAACTTACTGTTCAAATCTATAACCATTCTACCGTCGGTTGACCTTAATACACCGGTAGTTACTGTACCTAAATTCTGCGAAATTTCTGATAGATTATTCGCACTAACTGATATACCTGTAAATATATTTGGAGCCAATTGTGCTCGTTGTATTGTACCTGCAACAATTTTTGTGCCATCTATTGTATTTGCTGCTAATTTATTACCGGTAATCGAATTGTCTTGTATCTTTGTAGATGTTACAGAGTTTGTACTTAACTTTGCAGACGTTATTGCAAAATCGGCAATTTCTCTAGTTGTAATAGTATTACTTACTAATTTACTACCAATAATAACATTGGATGCAATTTTACTAGTTATAACCGCGTTTGAAGCCAACTCTACGTTACCTACTTGTCCCGCATTTAATACTATGCCTGTAACTGAACCAGATACTCCAGGTGTATAAAAATTCCACGAAGTTTTAGCCGTATTTAAAATATAGGATGTGCCACCTACAATAATTAGATCGCCGGCATTATAATTTGATATATCGGAAGGTAATGAAGATAATGTTGGTACTCTTGCAATAACCGTATTACCCGTATATGCTGATATTGTACGCCATGCTGAAGTATCAAAAATATATAATCCGGCATTAGTTCCAGTTTTTCTAAATAAATCACCTACATTTGCTGATAATGTTGATGGTAATGTTGCGCCTGCACCTATGCCGCTACTACCGCTAGCACCGGATACATAGCTGGCTAATGTTTGCCAAGCTCCACTTATAAAAATATATGCAACACTACCTACTACTACAGTTCTGCCTGAATAATTTGCCGGATTGCCGACTGCCGGTAATGATACTAATACTTCAATACCTGTAAGAGATGTACCCGCAATTACACTTGATAAAGTTTTCCATGTGCCTGATAAGTACACATATGCTGCGGAATTGCCTGTCTCATAAAATAAAGTACCTTCGGGGGAAGAAATTGGTCTAATTGTACCAATAGTAAACGCAGTAGTTCCTCGGAATCTATCCCACCGCAAATCCGAACCAGCTAATCTACTTATGCTTGGATTTGCTGCCAACCCTGCGCCGTTTCCAATAGGATATCTTGAATATATCCATATATCTCCAGTATAGAAAACAATTCTACCTTCTTCGTTTCCTACTGTCGGTAATGCTGATACAACAGGAACTCCATTAATCGTAACTGTAGTATTGCCTGAGCCGGTATTTACTACTATATTAGCAGCACTTACCCCACCCGTAAAATTCGTTATTTGGGCAGTTACATAATCCTGTGTGGCTAAATTTTGATTATACCAGGTAATTGTTCCATCTTCGTTTATTAAAAGAGATTCTACCCCATTTAATGAAAAGCCAATTTGCCCTGCAGCTTTTCTAAACATACCCGTATCTTTATCCCCCGCCCACGTAAAACCTGGAGAAAGTTTTTGATCGCTTCCGTATGCAAAAATTTGTCCTCCCGAGTATAGAGAATTGAAATTTTCATTTACCTTAATGAAAGCATCACGTAGTATGTCGCCATCTCCTGCATTAGGAGTGGTACCTACATTTACATTTGAAAGGTTTTTGGATACTGGCATATTTTCAACTTAAATTTAAATGGGTTTTAATCTTTTCAAGTTCGGCTTTTAACATATTTATTTCCGTTTCCAACGCACGAACTCGTGTAGCTTGTTTTCTTTTTTCTCGATACTCTTGTACCATTCTTAAATTTGTATTTAAAATGGCACCATTCTCCGGATCTTTAACATAATCCGTATTATTCTCAATTGCTAAAAATTGTTTATTCATTTTATGCAATTAAAGATGTTGCAATTAATTTTCTTATCTTTGGCAAATATACTGGGTTAGCCGCATAGAAAACAACCTTTATTTGATACTGAAAAAAGTCATCATACGTAGGAGTTTGACCTTCTGTGTCTGATAAAGTTTTAGTGGGTGTATATTCAAATCCAGGTTCAAGTAATTTATAAATTTCTTGAGTAAATAGGGTATCGTCTGTACCGGCAAACGATTTAGTTTGTCCTAATGCTAAAGGAACCCGAGTCCATGGTCTTGATGCAATACCGGCGGTATACGACTTGTCGTTTCTAGATATAACTCTCGCAAAAACTTCAATATCAGACCCAACTTTTCTATTAACTTCCATTCTAACTTCTAATCCGGTTGAATCTAAATTTTCCGTTAATGTGACAACTTTACTAATATACCTAGCTAATGCGTCACCATTATTAGAATTTAACTCAGAGTCGGATATGTTTGTAGTATATGGAGTAATATTTGTTCTAAATACTTGCGATTTAATTAGTTGTTTATCTAATATTGGAGATACGTCTTGCGATTTCGTTGTTATTGAAATCTGCAGTTTAATATCACCCGCATCTTTTATACTTTGCCTTCCTGCAATATCTAACGCATCGCCCGCATTTATTACCTTTGCGTCATTTTGGTCTCGATTTACGCTATCGTTAGTTGTTACAATTTTATATTCTGCAAATGCAGTATCGCCTAATGCGATATCTGTAGATAATAAGCGAATTCTATTATAATCAATCTGTTTAATATCTGGGGAAATTAATTCAAATGTAGATGTTCCTGTTTCGAATTTTGCTTTTCTAAGATAAAAAGTTAAATCCTCATTATCATCACCTACCCAATTTCCAGTATTTTGTGCTTTAAATAATCTACCCGCAAACGGATTTTTTACAATTTTACCATCGCCTCGTTTTGCAGATAATATTGTATACTTTGATGATTTTGTTACTACACAAAATGCATATTCGCCAGGTTTTAAATATACTGGAAAATCAAAAGTAAAATTTGTTGCTTGATAATTTTGACCGGGCAATGGTACTGCCGGTATGTTTGTTGGTGCAACAAAAATGGAAGTACCTGAAAAATATTCGGTGGTCGAAGGTGTTCCTCCAGACATAGGACGTAATTCTACTCCTATCGGAAATTTATCATCTATTGCGGAAATAAACAATGCTATACCGGTCAATACAATTCCTAAAGGATACGCACTTTCATCTACAGAGAAAGTCTGCGATAACGGATCTAACCGAGTAGTTGTTATACTAGGATCGCCCGATGACCCAGAATTATCTGCTCTAAATTTTTCAGTTCTTCTTAATGATATAGTACCGCCCTGTTCAGTATCTACAAGGTTAAGCCCATGATTCATTAAAACTGTTTCGGACACATATTTACAATCCGCAACCCCGTTGGGGCTATCGCCAAATGTTATACGTATTTCACCTGCTAAAAATTTATATTGTCCTTCTGTACTAGGAATATAAAGATATCCTACTGCGGTACCTAACTGATCCGTTACAATTGGATCAGCGATTAATGCGCCTGTAGTAACTGGCCCGGTAAAATTTGTAACATTGACGCCATTTACATACGAATAAATTCTAATGTTAGGTGGCATCTCAGATACAGCAAAGGACATAAGTTCTGACCCAGCATATACCGGAACATCTTTTTTCAATGTTTTAGCTGTACTAATAGTACTTGTTGTCGCCATTTTTAAATTCCTATTAAAGAATAATTTATAGATTTGTAACCATTACTTTCAATTTTTACTGCATTAGGATATAGTTTTTCTACATCCTGCGCCATAAACCCTAAATACTTGCCGTGCCCTGCAATGCCTTTAAATTGTTTCTTATATTCAAATTCATATAACCTTAAACCATTCGGCAATTTTTTCTTAAATCTAATATTTTCCTTCATCCGCTCATCTGAAAATAGACTCTTAATACCTTTCCAAATCCATTGGCCGACTTTTACTGCTGCATATGCTAATGCCACTACTGCTACTACTTGAATAAATGGTCCTGCTGCGTATAGTGCAGATGTTATAGACGCCGCACTACTAGCAATTGCCGCAGTTGCTGTTCCTAATATAGGTATACCGGTGGTTGCTGCCGCAAGACTCGACGCACCTGCTGCCAATGAACCCCAAGTCGCTGTGACTAAACCTGAAGTAATCAAACCTATACCTGTAGAAACTCCGGTTAATGTTGCACTAAATGATTGATTAAAAATGCTTGCTAATGCGTCTGCAATTAATGTAGATCCCTGCGATACAGCACCCCATGCAGCTTGACCAAATACTGATTGACCTACCGCTGATACAATTCCTCCACTACCGGTTAATGAGGATGATCCGCTAGCTAACCCATAAATCCAATCAATTGCTCCTGTGGCTGCCCTATATGGCCAAGAAACCATTTTTAGAAACCCGTCTATTGTAGTAAATGTTTCAAGCACCGTATACCCTAACGTTCTTGCAGTTTCCCATACTACTGCAAGAGTAGATTCACTTAACCAGGATGCTCCTTTAAAATATTCATATAAGCCATATAATGCTGCGCCGGTTAATAACATATTAATTGCAAAACTATTGCTCTTAGAAATTTTAGCTCTACCTTTACCGTCATCTATTCCGCCAGGATTGACTGCGATAGTAGAGTTTGCTTCTAAATTAGAAACATAAATTTCTTCTACATATTTTTTCGTTATAATATCATTGAATAAGTAAATATCTGTATCTTGAACTAATAACATATCAATATTTGAAGAATCAAATCCTGGATAACATTCTCCTGCATCATTATCTAATACACAAGTAAAATATCCTGATGCTAAATCCGCAGTATTAAAGTCATCAAAATTTTCAACTAGAATACCAGATTTTAATAATTCTGTTTCTTGATCTGTATCTAAAATTATTGATTTTAAAATTGCAAGTTCTGCAGTTTGTAATTTAACCGTTCTATCTAAGTCAATTGCTAAATTTTCCAATTTAGCGATATCTCTCATAGTGAATCGTTTATTATCTTCGTATGTGATTTTAACATCAAACCCATTAATTGCATATGGAGGAATATCTAATGTTGCAATTGATAATTTTGTTAAATCTGAATTATCTGTACTTGCCTCAGGATTTACCGACTCTTTACCTACTTCGACATAAAACTTATCATAAGGTGAAGTAAAATTTTGACGAGTGTTCGTTACATAAATTCTATCTTTTCTTCCTATGTAATATGTTACATCTACTTCTGTAGTTACTGTCGAATTCGGAATAATTGCAGTATCAAAATTTTGATATTTAGAACCATCTACTCGTCTTGGTCTAAAATCTAAGCAATCTCTAAGATTATATGTTTTTGCATCTACTACAGATTTATATACAGGAATACTGCTATAAAAATTCGCAGGATATGATTCTACTGTAACGGGGCCTTCGCCTGCATGCGTAAAATAACTTATAACGGTTAAAACCTGTCCAGGTGGTACTGCTTCGATATCCCGATTAACGTATGTAATTGTACCATGATCGTAGAATTGATCTCGTTGCCCGTTATCTAAATTATAGTCTCTGGAATTTTCCTGTTGCATTAATATCCAGGTCTGCGAATCTGTTGGAGACACATTTGCAGACGGTGCAATAGCTTTGTAAACGGCAGATCCATATACTATAAGATCATCATATGTATATGACGTTGCAGAATTCCATTGACCCTGATACTTAAAAGATAATCCATCATAGAAAGGACTATTGTTATCTTTTTCTAAAAAGGTTTTGGAGCTTGTCCGAGTTCTAGCATAATCTATAGTACCAAATGGTGCAGCTAATGCAAAATCTTCTTTTATTGCATTAATATTGCTACCGGCAGCAATCCATCTATTATACCAATATGCTACACCCTCCGTATCGGGTTCTCTATATAGTCCGTAAAATGCGGTCGCCGGAGTACCAAAATTTCCTAATAATGCATTGGTTTCATATAATTGCGCTGCAATATACCTACCATCTACTTCAGGTATTCCAAATTCAGTTGCCCAATCTGCCCATGTGGTATCCGACACATTATCAATTTTATAAACACCATTAAACGATACAATATCTGATACACCTAATGAGAATGGGAGTTCTGCTAGAGATACATTTGTAATTACTGCATGATTTTCAACTAACGTCTTAGTTCTAGGAACTACATCATTATTTTCTATAACCATTGCAATATCGCAAAGCCCGGTAAAGGTAGGATCACCTAAATCAAAATTTACGGTAGTTGCATCTGATGAAATCGTTACGGTACCATTTTCAAAATTAAATACACCTAATGGAACATTTACGGTTGCACCCGTTTTAACTAATACTATGAAGTTTGCTCTTGCAGTGCTAGCAGGAATTACTCCGTCTCCCAATGCAAATGTTTCTGGATATGACACTGTTCTAGAATGTGTGCCTGAGGAGAATACTGCACTTGAAACAACTTTGGTATAATTTGTATTTAATCTATCTAAAGTTTTAATATAAGATTTACTAATTGGCGATATTAACGATGTAGTATCTTTATTACTATCAAAGAATATTGCTTCTCCGCTTTTGGTATTAATTCCGCTAGCGGCAATTTTTGCATAAAAGAATGGATTAGAATAGGTCGCAGATGTTCCATGCGATGTTAAATTATTCGCAACCCCTACTATACTTCGAATTTGTCTAGTATTTAATAATCCGTCATAGAATGGACTATTATTAATTCTTTCTAAGTATGTCTTTACACTTGTTCTAACTCTATCATAATCAATATCCCCGGATGGAATAGAAAATACAAAATTTTCTTTAATTTTAGAAATGTCTTTTCCTGCTGCAACCCATCCGGAATGCCAATACGCCAATCCTCCAGTATCCGGTTCTCTGTAAATACCATAGTACGGTGTACTTGCAGCACCAAAATTTCCTAATAGAGCATTCGTCGTATATAATTCCGAAGCTATATATTGTCCTTCTTCTACTGGTATATTATATTTAAAAGCCCATTCTGACCAAGATGCAGACGCTTCCTTAACTGGCGAATAATCATGAAAGAATAATTTTAATACGGTTCCTGTAACGGAATCAATATAACTATCATATTCTATATTTTTATAGGTTATCGTACCAACCAAAGTATCACTTGATGTAGGATTTTCTACATTGTGTAATTCTAAAAATAATGAGCTTGCAACTAAATCCGACGGAGAAATAATTTTTTTACTTAAACCATTTACTCTAAAATAATTTCCGTATGTAGTATTAACATTAAATCCTAATTTGGTTTCAGTCGCGCCTGGCTTAGGTACAAGAATTTCTGTACTATCGACTGTTTTAACTTGATACCCACCCACATATGCTTTACCTGGAGATATTTTAAATCTCATATCTACGTTTGCTTCTAACGTATTATCTGCAGATATTTGGAATTGGTCTACAACATAACTACCCGATTCGTCATATGTTCTTTCCGCCAATTTTTTATCTAATTCTGCATCATTAGAAAGCTCTACGTTATATTCAATTTTGCCTTTATTGAAAACTAATAATGGTATTAAATTTTTATCTTCTTCTGTAGTATTTGCTAAATCTAAAGACGCTAAATTTAAATCAATTTTTAATCTATCAGCACCAGATGCAAAGTAATTAGAACTTTCTAATGCAGGATCTAATAAGCTAGGATCATCGTCACTTGTAATAATTTGTTGATCCGATAAAAATGCAATTAACTTAGTCGGATATGCGGTTCTTTTATCCGGTACAATTTTTTGATTTACGCATGTTATAAAATACCCAGATTTATAAAATACTGCGGTATCTTGTGTAAAAATTGTAGTAGGGTTTGTTGCTTTATTCACAAACGAAATATTTTCACTACCAAAAGAAGTGCCAGGTGGCTCGCTTATTTCTAATGTCTGTGTACCTACTATAGATGTCACATATATTAATTTTGAAATCTTAGGATGAACTAAAAGATCACCTACTTCTATAATTGTACTAGGATTGTCTAATGTAACAAACGTAGAATATTGCGTAACGGTGCAAATCGCATTCTTTGTAATATCTGTTGCGGTCAATGCAGTATAATTGGGAGTATATTTGTTTAATGCATCGGTATAATCAAGATAAAAATCTAATTGTGTATCTTGATTAAACATACCCGCATTAGAAGTATTGTATCTCTTTAAAGACACAACTACACTTGGAGGATCACCTATATTAGGATCATCCGCTTCATAAACAAATTCCACTATACCTAATACTTCAGAATCTGCTGAGGTAACATATGTACCTAGCAAACTTTGTAGATTTATAGGTATACCGAGAGCATCTGTAGTTTTTAACTTAATTGTTCGAGAATTTTCATTTACCGATGGCTTCGGTCCTCTTACTTTTGCCCCATCTGAGAATAAGAAATTGCCTACTGCCTTTACTTGATTCTGCAGTATAGATTGCGTTTGAGTAAGTTCTCTTGCTTGAACGGCAAATCCGGGTTTAAATAGTATTTTAACATAATTTTTAGTTTCGTCAAAATCATCAAAATATGGGGAGACTGAAGTATTTACTGCCATGGTTTTTCCTTAAAATTCTAATACAAGATGTAAACTATCTGTTTGATCGGGTAACTTAGTAATTGGATATTTATTTTCAATATACAGAATTTCTCCAGTATCCGATATTACTTCTGCTAATAAAGTATTAGAAACGGTAGCGGTAGCGCCTGAGACCATTCCTACTATCTGTTCACCTATTGCAAAATTCTTAAAATTATATGTTAAATCATTCGACTGAATATGTTTTATATATCCATTGCCGGTTACAATATTTGCAGTTACTACATACGCATTTGCGCCAGATACAAGTCCTTCTATAAATTCATTATTTAAAAAAGTACCATTACTGTTTGTTAATGACAATCCATTTAACGAACTTAAAGTAGAGCTATATGCAATATTTCCTGTTATATCTTTTGGATTTCGTATAAT